ACTTATAGGAAATCATCATGCGTATTGCACACGTTACCCCCATCCTCGTTAAGCGTTACCTCAACGACAACACACGAGCACGTACAACTTTCTTGCGCGGCCCATCGGGTATCGGCAAGTCCGAGGTTGTCTTCCAGACTAGCAAGCTATTGTCAGAGCACGTTGCCAACTGGCAGGGTGTCATCGACCTGCGCTTAGCGCAGATGGAACCCACTGACCTACGTGGTATCCCTCATGTGGTCGAGGGTCGCACTAACTGGGCACGCCCTAGTTTCCTACCCGAGTCAGGTGCAGGTATTCTGTTCCTTGACGAGATCACGTCAGCGCCTCCCTCAGTGCAGGCCGCGGCATATCAGCTATGCCTTACACCCGAGGACTTCGGCATTCCCCCAGAGTGGATGGTCATTGCCGCAGGTAATCGCAAGACCGACCGAGGCGTGACGTTTAACCTTGCCGCACCACTGCAGAACCGCATGTGTGACATCGACGTCAACACCACGATCGACGACTTCGTTGCTCACGCTATTACCCGTGGCATTCGCCCAGAGATTTTGTCTCTGTTGCAAGACCGTCCTGACTTGTTGCACAAGTTCGAACCCACTGGTGACATTCGTCCATTCCCCTCACCACGTTCGTGGTTCGCTGTGTCGCACACACTGGAGCTTGACTTGCCTGTGCAAGATCGCGTCGAGCTCATCAAGGGTGACGTCGGTGAAGAGGCGGCCATGATCTTCGAGACACACTTGCGCGTGTGGGAATCAATGCCTCGTATCGAGGACATCCTGCAAGGTAAGGACGTGCCTGTGCCCAAGGAATTAAACGTACGTTATTGCGTCGCAATGGGCTTGGCTACACGTCTCGATGCAACCAACTTCGACAAGGCATGGAAGTTCTTGTCCAAGATGCCCGGCGAGGTGCAGACACTCACCATTAAGTTGGCACACAAGCGTGACCGCACGATCACCAAGAGCTCAGCGTTTACCCAGTGGGCTATCGCTAACCAAGCCGCATTCGCGATGAAATGATCGGCATGGACAAACGACCAGAGTTACGTTGGCAGAACACACCTGTCGGTGCTTGGACTGCCTACGTAGAAAAACACAGAGACTACAAGTCTTACAAGAAGTCGATCGTCAAGCACGTGTTTGCGTACGTCCGCCCTGCCTACAACATGTCTGGGTTACTCGACTCAGATCGTGGGTGGGTCGTGACTCGCAACACGTTTGATGATGTGAAGTCCTTCGATGACTTAGCTGTTGCACGTGTTTACGTTGAGTCGTTGTTTGCATTAGAATACAGCACGGAGTAATCCCGTGGGATTAACTTGTTTACTGATTGGAGAATATTATGAGTAACTTATCTGACCGCATCGATGTAGCTTACAGCAAGCTAGGTCTTCGCGAGTCCTTCATTGCCGCTGTCATGACACGCGTCAAGCGTGAGGTGTCTGACAAGGTATCCACTGCCGGTACTAATGGCACATGGGTTCGCTTCAACCCTGCGTTCTGTGACCCACTGAATGACGAGGAGTTGTTCGGCCTTGTGTTGCATGAGGCTTGTCACGTTGTGATGATGCACATGTGGCGTCGCGAGGGTCGTGACCCTAGCCTGTGGAACTACGCCAACGATGCGCTTATCAATGCGTACATACGTAGCCGTGGGTGGCAGTTACCCAAGGGCGGTGTCGACTTGCGTTGGGTGCGTGAGAACATGTCCTCCGAGGAAGTCTACGCCAAGCTCAAAGAGAATCCTCCGCCTCCCAATGGTGGCTCAGGCTCAGGTGATGGCAAGGGCGATGGTACGCCCAATGCCGGTGGCTTTGATGGCAAGGGTGACCTTGAGGATGCACAAGACGAGGCGACTCGTGTCGACATGGAAGCTACCATTGTTGCCGCCGCCAAGATGGCCAAGGAATGCGGCCAAGGTTCTAGCATGATCGATCGCATACTGGACAATGTAGGTCAGCCCAACGTGCGTTGGCAAGACGTTACTCGTTCCATGATGACTGAGTCATCAGCCGCGGACTACACGTACCTGCGTCCCTCACGCCGCTTCATTGGCTCAGGCTTGTACATGCCATCGCTTCGCACTGACTCGCTCGGTGGCTTGGCTATTGGTTTTGACACATCAGGCTCGATGGGCCCCAAGGAATGCAACCAGATTGCCGCTGAGATTCAGGCGATCGTTGACGACTTGCAACCATCGTTCGTTGAGGTTGCGTACTGCGACTCATCGGTGACACGTGTCGAGCGTTTCGAGCGCGACGACAAGTTAGAGCTACGTCCCAAGGGCGGTGGCGGCACACGTTTCCAACCAGTGTTCGAGCACTTCGAGAATACCGGCGAGCGTTACTGCGGCATGATTTTCTTCACTGACATGGAGGGTGACTTGGCTGAGTGCGAGGAGCCCGCCTACCCTGTGATCTGGGCCGACATCGGCCATTCCCATCCCAGTGAGCCATTCGGCACACGGGTTACTGTTGCATTGTGAGAACTATATGAACGCGCCTTTATCCAAAGATATTATGTACCGGCTGACCCGCATCGAGACCAAACTCGTGCGCGGGTTTGAGGAGCTGGGCGTCAACATCGACCAAGACCGCGAGTGGTTGTCCGTCGACGAAGAGAACCTTGTCGTGTACGTTTCCACACTGGGACGTTCTATGACTGTGGTGCTGAGCGACATGGCACGGGCAGGTGCTAAGAGTGTCGACAAGTTCTATGACGTCGTCCATCGTGGCGAGGTTGTCGGATCAATCTGTTTTAAACCAATCGTGTGAGGCTTACTATCATGAACCAAGAACCAATCCTTCACCATGGCATCCCCGTTCGCTCGGTGTGCTACCCACGTATCCCTGCAGATGACAGCCGCTTCGTGTGGACTGCCGGTGCAGATGTGCAATCTGTGTGGCGTCGCTTCGGATGGAAGCCGCTAGAATAAATGAAAGAGAAAGCGACTCATGACTAAGTTCATAGATATTTGCGAAGCCGTTTGGGCTGATAACGATGCGCTTGAGGACGCCAAAATAACTTTACAAGCAATAAAGAAGGCTGATCCTGAAACGTATGACGAGATGATTGACGCTTGCGTAGCGCTTATTGACGCCGCATTGAGTAAGCATATTACTGCGATGGTCGAAGACGCTATAGAGGGGGAACGGGAAGCGTGCATTGATCTTGTTTTAGGACTGCATGCAGCGCAGATGGGCAATCACAATTATTACCACTACGCCGCAAACGCAATCCGAGAGTTAAGGGTGACAATATGATTAAGTACGATGGTTATGACGAGGCCATCATTGGCCCTGCGTACATGCACCGAGACCATCAGCTAGTACACGTACTTGTTTACGATGCAGAAAAGATACGGGACATACTAATGCGTGATGGCTTGGATGCTGAGCAAGCCCGCGAGTTTATTGAGTTCAACATTGAGGGTGGCTACTTGGGCCCAGAGACACCTGTGTTAGTGTGGCCGAATGATCTTTGGATGGATGAGTTTGATGAAGAGTAATTTTGTAAACAACCACTTGTCAATTGGTAGTGAACAACCAGTACACAAGGCTAAGTTATGCAACAAATGTGAAGAGCTGCGACTGCCAGAGGGCGGCGTACAGATGAACCCCTCACGATGGATTTGTGCTTCGTGTTGGACTAACCGCGTCACGGGACGCAACCTTAAACAAGTAAAGAAAGAACGCAATGACTGAAAGCGCAGACAACATGCAAGTGGGTGGAGCCCACTACAAAGATATGCCCATTCAACCATGGGCTGTAATGGAAGCTGTGATGACGCCCGACGAGTTCCGTGGGTTTCTCAAAGGCAACGTTATCAAGTACAGTATGCGCGCCGGACGTAAGGAAGGCAGTGACGACGCAGGCAAGGCCATGCACTACATTCACAAGTTGCGCGAGTTTGAAGATGCGCAAACGAAGTAAGTATCGGCCTAAGCCTTTACTAGTTAACCCCTTGGGCTATGTGCTTGAAAGTATGAAGCCAGTAGCACACCATGAGCAGTACCTTGTGGAACTTAAGATCAAGAACCACTTGGCCATGACAACCCTGACAAGGGGTGAAGCAACACGCAGTGACATTGATACATTGATTGCATCGGTCAACATAGTAGAAGCACTATACCGACTTGGGTTTGGTAAAGAGTATGCTGACGTTGTGCGCGATGGGTTAGATGCACTTCGTGATGTAGGTAAACGAGGCGTGGAGTCTGGTAGATTTATTTTGAAGTCAACTGAGATGAACGCGCTTAACTTGGTGATGGAACTGCACGATGCACAGATGGACTTAATCACGATCAAGGACATGGACAAAGCCGTTGAACTTGTGAAGGAAGAGTTTCGTCAACGCAAGATGCGACCTATTGTGGAAAGTAAAACATGAGCAACAAGGAGATTTTCATATGGATAGCAATATGCCTAGCCACCTTTTGGGCGTTTGTGTACCTGACAATAACAAGCGCGATGCTGTGACATGGCCGTTCCCAAACAAACCGCCTGAGCATGAACCACTACACAAACTGCCATTCAACATAGATAACTATGAGGATGCACCCCTATGACTAAAGACGAAGCATTACGCCTTGCATTGGATGAAAAAGTAACCCTTGGTGAATATTTAAGAGGGCTACGGCTTTGCCAAACTGATATGTCGTTAGAAAAAATGGCCAAAAAAATTGGCTGTGCAAAATCTTACTTGTCTGATGTAGAAAACAACAAGGTAATGCCCACGTTGGCAAAGTCAGCAATCATGGCTAAAGCCTACAAAACAAGTTTGAACCAGATGGGGCAATACTTATGACACATACAGAAACATTACGCCTTGCATTGGAGGCGTTGGGATGGACTGATGAATGGCGTCCTCAAGGACTCAAAGAAGAAGCCATCACCGCCATTAAAGCCGCACTAGAAGCGAAGGATGAGCCTGTGGCTTGGGCGATGTTGCATGGCAATGGACATTTCATTGATGCAATACACCCTAATGAACACGCAAGAGTAGAAGGCGAATACATCACACCTCTTTACACCACCCCACCACAGCGCACATGGGTAGGGCTGACGGATGAGGAAGTTACATGGCTTTGCAATACAGCCAAGTCACACGAGCAGACATGGGGAATGTTCGTCCGAGCCATTGAAACCAAACTAAGGAGCAAAAATGATTCACACCGATGAAGACGATGAGTTCGAACGCATTGCACGTGAGAACAACATGAAGGGGCAACCCTACCACTTTGATCCTGTGTATGTTTCTCCATCACAGCGCAACCAAGTATTAGAGGAAGCTGCAAAGGCAATTGATGAACACCCAACTTGGACTGGGCGTATGTGCGCTCAAGAAATTAGGAATATGAAGACATGAACAACATCAACATAACAATGTACACCAAGGCTAACTGCCCGAATTGCGTGACAGCGAAGATGGTGCTAGAGCACTTTGGTTTGAAGTACTCAGAAGTTGACGTTGAGGTAGGTGACCGCCTGAAGAACTTACTTGCTGAGTTCCCCGATGCACGTCAGATGCCACAGATATTTTTTAATGACCAACGCGTCGGTGGCCTCGCAGGATTGCAAGCCGCGTTAAAACAACTAGGGAGTGTGCCGCTATGACAAGGAAACGAAGAGCTTATCTGTATGTCATTATTTTGCCGTTTGTCGTTTCAGCAGCATTCGAGTTTTTGGATGCATGGTTGTACTGGCCAATCTGTTTGCTTAGTGTAATGTCATGGCTTGGTGCTTGCTGTATTTTGGCTGAGAAGGAGCAGTCATGACCCTCGTTGATACTGAAGAGGAACGTAAGCGTTGTGCGGCCATTGTGCGTCGAGCAATTGTTCGTAACAAAGACAACATCATGCACGTGCAAATACTCAAGCGTGTGCTCGAGAAAATTGTTAACCCAAGGAAACCAAAATGCCAACCGACTGGCGAATAACTAAGAAAGCGAAACGAATCATGTCATTAATAGGATCACTCATAGGTTCTAGCGCGCAAGGTGCGATAGCGAATACCGCTCAGGCTCAAATTGGCCCCGGGTCTCTTACACAGGGTCAGGCGTGGAACGCAATACAACAACGTAACGCGCTCATGAGTTCTTACCCATACGAGGTGACAACAGAAAAGATGCTTAACATCATTGTTAAGCAAGTTGAGAACGGCTATATAATTCAAGTTGGTAACAGGCAACACGTTGCAAGTGACCTCAAAGAAATTACTGACTTACTAACTAACAGAGTTGCGGCGACGTTGCTCGAATGGAATCCATAATGGACATACTTACTGTAGATATTGAAACGTACTACGATGCGCAATTCAGTTTGTCAAAGATGCAGACTGATGCGTACATCATGGACGATCGCTTTGAATTCATCGGCGTTTGTGTTGCACGCAATGCGGAGCCGCCCGTGTGGTTCAGTGGTGATGAAGCTGAGATCGCTGAGTGGATGCACTCCAACTTCGACTGGGCTAACTCTGCTGTGCGGTGCCACAACACTTTGTTCGACGGCTACGCGCTGACGCAACGACTCGGGATACGACCGCGGCTGTGGATGGACACACTCTCACAAGCCCGCATGCTCTACCCTTACTTAACTTCACACTCACTTGCTAACTTAACTAAATTCTTCGGGTTCCCTGACAAGGGCACTGAAGTAATTAAAGCAATGGGCATGCGTCGTGCTGACTTTAATCCCATGGGATTAGAGGCGTATGCAGATTATTGCAAGCATGATACGTGGCTGTGCCGTGCGATGGGTGAGAAGATGGATGCGTTCACGCCGCCTCTAGAAGCCCGCCTGATTGATATGACTGTGCGTATGTTTACTGAGCCCTTGCTCGTTGGTGACGTGCCAAAGATGGAGCAGTTATACAAGGACGAGGTAGCCCGCAAGGAAGCACTGATGCGCTCACTGGTTGTCGGCAAGGAAACGCTGATGTCCAATGACAAGTTTGCTGAACAGCTCGAGTTGCTCGGTGTGCCCGCTCCCAAGAAAATCAGCAACACCACAGGCAAGGAAACGTTTGCGTTCGCCAAGAGCGACAAGGATTTCACTGACTTGCTCGACCATGAGAACTCCAACGTGCAAGCACTTGTCGCCGCACGCCTTGGTGTTAAAACAACCATCGCTGAGACTCGTGCGCTCAAGTTCGTGGATACTGCAAAGCGTGGCCCACTTCCGGTGTACCTCAACTTCTGGGGCGCTAAGACCACTGGCCGGTACTCAGGCGGCAACAGCATCAACTGGCAGAACATCCCTGCGCGTGGCCCGTCTGCGGGTCTGCGTAACGCCCTGCTTGCTCCCGAGGGGCACACTGTGCTTGTCGGTGACTCGTCCAACATCGAGCTTCGCACTGTGATGGCTTTGGCCGGACAAGATGACGTGGTAGATAAGTTGGCCAATGGTGTTGACTTGTACTGCGACTTCGCGTCTAAGCTCTTCGGCCGCAACATCACCAAGGCTGACAAGGCTGAACGTTTCTTAGGCAAGACCGCTATGCTTGGTCTGCAGTACGGTGCCGGTGCTCAGCGATTCCAAGAGATGGTGCGTATCGCGGCGCGTAGCGATCCGTCTGTGCAAGCCATTGACCTGAACCGTGCGTACGACATTGTGAATCTGTACCGCTCTGTGCACCACAAGGTTGTTGACCTGTGGGGTCGTTGTCAGCAATTGAT